ATATTATCAAATTCTAAGTCTATTTGAACACTACTACCACTTAATAATCCTTGAATATTATTAAAACTTGAACTAGCAGCTCCGTTAGTTAATATTTGGTCAAAGGTTTTATAGCCACTAGGGACAGTAAATATATCCTCATTAGATAATGTAAAATTAGGGGCTCCTATATCAATACCAATATCAGTTCCTGTTTGGGTATTATTTGTTTGAACTGTAACTTCTAAAGGGTTAATTATTTCTTCAAATACTCTAAAACGACTGTTAATTCCTAAGTTACCTGGAAGTGGGTTATATAATTTAATTAAACCTGTACCATCTTTATCTAAAGAAGCATTTAGTGCTAATAATGTGGTTCCTCTCCCGAATGTAAGATTTATATCTTTTATAAAGTTAGATTGATTTAATACTCTAGATAAATCATTTATAGCTCGGGTGAAACTATTTGAATTTAATGTATCTGATTTAATTCTAATTTCTCTTCTAGAAGGTGAAATTTCAGAAATATAAAATAATTTTTTAAGGCCTTTAGTTAAAATTCTTCTTTGAAAAGAAAAATTCATCACATATGTACCTGAATTATAACCATAGTCTTGTAAAACTTGTTCAAAATCTATATCAATAGAGGTAATTTTAGATTTATCTGTAGTTGTGCTTGGGGTATCGTAGTAGGGTGTATAATCGTTAAAAAATTCATCTATGAGTAAGATTTGACCATTTTGATCAAAAATAGTCATTTCTATAGAATCATTACTTTGTCCAAAACTTCTAATTAAAGTTTTACTTGAAAGTTGATTTATATCCTGATCATTAATACTTTCTATAGTTTGTGTTTCTATAATTGCCATGTCTTAACTTTATAATTTCCACGCATTAGTAATAACTTCATAGGCGTTAGACGATATTTTAAGTACTGTTGCGTCTACTAAGGCTCTTAAATCTGCTTTTTTATTATTTGTACTCCCTCCTACATTATTTATATCAGTTTTCCATTGACTAGCAGGACGAGCTGCGTTTCCTCCGGCAGATCCTGCTTTATTTAAATCATCTTTAACATTTTCAAAATAGCTATCTCTGTCACTATTAAGTTGGGGTCTATAAGTTTCTATATTGGTTTTTAACCATGATAGTTTAATGATAGGGTCTTCTATACTACCATAAGTTGCTAACCAGTTAGCCTCTTGAGATTGTTCTGCTATTTCTTCCTGTTCAATATTAAGTTGAAGATCTGTTAGTTCAGTTTGTATTGCTAATAATTGTTCGTTTAAAGATTGTATTTCTAAATCCCTAGCATCAATTATAGATTGTAATGGGTTTTCATAATTATCTAAATAATCTAAACTAGTTTGTACTATAGTAGTATGTGAGTTTTCTCCCTCTTTAGGAATATCAAAAAATACTTCATTATATAAGTCAAAAAACTGCTGAATGTTAACTGTAGGGGTGGTTGATAATAACTCGTTAAAACCTAAATCTATTTTATCTCTAAATTCTTTTAAAGAATATACAATTTTATTAAAATTAATGTCACCTTCGTATTTATCAGGAATTGGGTTTTCCTCATCCTGGATAATAATAGGGGTTTCAGGTACAGGACTTACTTGGGGTCTTCCTTTATTTATTTGGGTATTTCCATACCTAGGTGATGTTGGGGGAGGTGCAGCAGCCATTACGATTTAACTATTTTAAAGTAACAATTTTCATCATATACCCTTATACCATCATTATTTTCATGTTTAAATAAGAGTTTATAATATCTTTCTTCTTGTAACCCATTCATATATAATTTAAAGTACATACCTTCAGAATCAGCACTTAGTTTAGATGTAGGGCCAAAAGGGATAACAGTTTCTTCAGTAGCATAGTCAACTAATGAATAAAAAGATTTACTAGTAAAGTATTTTACATCTAAAAAGTTAGAAGAAGTAACAAATCTACGGGTAGGATATAATTCTCTTACATTAAGTCTAAATTTAGGTTCTTCTATAGTTTTAAATTCTTGTTTATTATTTCTTAAAGTTACATATATGTCACCTGTTTTTAAAATTTTACTATCAATTGCAGCACTAGTATCATAATCGGAATCATCCCATGATATATCTAAATATGCAGGGTATATAGTATGGGTGTCTACAGAGAAAAAATTTAATTCTCCATCTGATATAGCTGTAAATTCTTGGGATTCTGAACGTTTTAATATAAATCCATTATTAGTAATACCATTTGGGTAAGTAGCTGAATTATTACTAGCACTATAATGTTTTAAAACTGGAGAAGTTACGTTTAAAGAAATATCTAATTCATCATTATATCCATAAGTTCTATTTACTTCAAAACCAGATCCAGTATACCATATTCCCCCTCCTTTAGCATCATCCGTCCAGCTACCTGTGGCTCCTGAAGGAAGGCTACTTGTACTCCAAACTGTTCCTATAGCTCCTAATTTTACAGAATTTTCACTACCATCACGAAATAACCAAGATACTCCATCCGTTATTTTAGGTTCATTATCTAATCTACCTGTACCATTTACCCAACTTTCTGCTAGTGGGTATGCTTCTAAATGTTGATCTATACTTAATTCCTTATGTTCTGTTTGGTATAATTTTAAACTAGCCGTGATTATGGTTTTATCCTGGGCCCTATCATTAATAACACTATTAACTTCATTATTTTTAAATTGGATTAATATTCTGCTAGGATAGTAGTTATTATCTGTAAAGGATTGTTCATCCCTAATGGTTAATATTTCATCAATACCCGTATTAGTAGATTGGTTAGTGGGATGAGAATATATTGTAGCGTCTTTTTCAGGAAATAGGAAGTAATGTGCCATTGTTATTAATTATCGAGTTACTCTACCAATTATATCATTATTAGGATATTTCAATTCAAATATTGAAGGGTCTACAGGAGGGTATATTACATTATTTCTAGTAGCTGCTTCAAAATTATATTTAAATTGTGAATAACCACTATTAATTCCAAATTTATTATTAATAGTAATTTTACCTACATTTTGAACCCCGTCAACATTATATAATATATTAGATATATCACCTACAATTATGGGTTGATTAATTTGCCAATTATCTATATTAAAGAAAGTTCTTAAATTATTAATACATGTAACTAAAACCCGTTCATTATTAAATCCTTTTTTAACACTAATATCAAATTCTATATTAAAGTTAAGTATAGATGCATTTTTAATATTAATAGCATCCGTTAACATTCTATATTGTTCCATATAGGTAGCTAAATTTTCTTTAGCAGCTAAGGGTAGAGTTTCTAAATTTTTATTTAAATCATATCCTAAAACATATAGATTTAAAGCATTTGGATTAGCAATACGTTTATTAGTTTCTAAAGAAATTTGATTATCTTGGGCTATATAAGCTTTAGCTATATTACCAAATTGTACGGGTAATGATAAGGCTCTAAATATATAATCTTCTTTAGTTACAGTACGTTTTTGGGCAGCAAATTGGGCTACAGTATTAAGACGTATGTCTTGAGCCGAATCTCCTGGCCCACCACCTAAAGCAGGTTCAGGGTTAGTGCATGCTAAGGAATCTATAGCTGTGTTTAATACACTCGTACTTAATCCTCCTTTTCGTGGCGTAATAACTGCATTACCTATTCTATTAATAGTATTAGCGTTTGTATTAGCACTTATACCTCCTCCTACCATATAAGTAATTGTTAGGGTAGTGTTCGAAGGGGCTTCTCCGTACGCTTTAGTATATAAAAAGTTTGAAGGATCATAAGCTCGATCTAAATTAGATCTACCATCAGCTATTCCTAAACCTATATTATCTGGGTTAGGAATTATAGTAGTATCATCACCGCCCGTAGATCCTGCTCCGAAATGGATTTCTAATTTTTTATTAGATCTAAATCTAGTAATAAACCTTTTAGATACTTTTTTAGTTCTTAATAAATAAGGAACTTGCCCACTATATTGAGGTAAATCAGGATCATAAGCTTCACTATTAGGTACTTCTTCAAATACAGTTTCTTGGGCTAAATATGGAACTTCAGTCCATGTATTACCTTCTGAATCTACTATAGATTGAATACCTATTATATTAGTATCATCTAATGATAATGTCTTAAAACGTTCTGCACCCGCTATAGTAAAAGTAGTTGTTTTTAGTTCAGCACTAATAGCTTTAGTTTTCTTTTTTAAAAGAAAATATTCAGGTTGGGTACCATTTAAAGAATATACAGTCTGTTCAGTAGGATCGGCAGATGAAGAAAAAGCAAAATCTACAGCATCTTGAATTATATAACGGTTATTAGTACTATTATTAGGTAAAAAATCAGAGTTAGCTTCTATTCTATAAGCATAATCAAAATCTGGATCTCCATTACTAGTAGCAGGAATTTGTTGGAATAATTCTAAATCTACAACAGCTGGACTAGTAACAGTAGGTACATATCCTAGATTATATGCTAAGGCATATAAATTTTCTCTTTCTTGGGCATATTGTAAAAATACTTCTTGAATTTGGGCATCTGTATAAAATGAAAGAACATCTCCTACATAGGAAGCCATTTCAATAAACATAGTTCCTGGGCTACCTTCTGTAAAATCATTAAGTAAATCAGGGTAATATATTTCTGCCATATTGATTAAAGCTGATTTAAAATCGCTAAAATCCTTATCTAAGTACCTTACAGGTTTATTATTGTCTTTTGCTGTTGAGTATGCCATTATACTTCGTTATTAAAGTTATCGTTAGTAAAACTTAAAGTAACTGAATCTTCTTCATCATTATTATTTAAACTATAATTAACTGTCATGTTGAGAATATGACCTTGTAATCCACTGTCTCTAAGGGCTATGTTTTTTATAGTAATTTCAGGGACGTATTGCTCAACTTGGGGAGTAACTATTTCTCTCAATTCTTCCCCTGCTATAGGGGTATTTTGTTGGAAAAGTCTGTTTTTTAAACCTGCACCAAAATTGGGGTGGTGTAATCTTTCTCCAGGTGATGTTAATAATACATTTATCAATTTTGATTTAGCATGAGCCCTAGTAGTATAATCTAAATCAAATATCTTTTTTTTATTAAAAGGTAAACGTATCCCCACTGCGACTTTTTCATCAATGTCAACAGGGTCTATTTTAATAGGTTTACGTAATTTAATAGCCATTAGGGTCTAAAATCTTTTTTCTTGTCAATAGCTTCCATAAGCTGAGAATAATCCTTATTTAAAAACTGGTTTACAGGATCGTTAGTATTAAATGTTTCTTCAGCCGTTGGGGCCATAGCAGTTTCGGATAGTAAGGAATTTAAAGTATCGTTCCCTGTAGAAAAATTAGGGGGAGGCATTTGGGCTTTAATTTTAGATCTAAATTCTTCTTTTAGTGAATTATCTTCTATTTTTTCTTGTACTATAGGCTTAGATGTAGATAATTCTTCTTTTAATACAGCCATTTCTCGCCTTAAGGCATAATCAATTTCTTCGCGTACAACTTTTCTAATAATTTTTTCGAAAGCACTTAATTTCATCGCTATTAGTTTTTAATAAATATAAGTTATTTTAATTTATTGTAGTTTCTATTGTATCTGATCTATATAATTCGGTTCCAGGTCCGTCTTCCCTAGTTTCAATTTGAATTTTACGTGTTCCTGGGTATATTAAATCCGTTATTACTGTAGATAAATTATTAGGATCAGATAGGTATTCTTCTAATGTAGTACCAGACAATAATGAGTTTTCATTTCCATCACCTGTAGTAGTATCTTGTAGTTCTGGTAAGTTTAATCCTAAAATAAAATTAGTCCATATAGTATTAATTTGTTCTAATAATAGGGTTAATTGATCTATTACTGATTGGGTATTTAAAATACCTATATTTATAGGATCCGCTAGTAAATTTATTTCTTTATCAAAGAAGTTTTTGAATGTAGGTAAAGAATTACTAATATCACTAAATTTTTGGATATTATCCTTAGCCATTTTTTTAAAATCCCCTGATTTATTAATTACAGTACCACTTACAACAGGTGTTACTTGGGTTGCTAAAATGCCATCTATTATTATAGGGAGGCCTTTAAGTACTTCTATAAATTCCTTTAATGGGCTACTGTTTAAAAGATTATCTAAAAATGTAAATCTTTCATTTATACCCGTTAATTTTTTTTCAATAGCTTTTAATTCCTCATTTGACCTTTCTAATTTTTGTATAACTCCTTCTATAGTTCTAGTAGTTCTTTGGTAAACCCTTTCAGCTTTTTGTAAAGCCGTTGGAGAATTTGAAGCTAAATTATTTAATTCATTTTTAAATGATTCTGGGGAAGGTATATTAGAATCAAAAGTTTCTTGAGCCTTTTTTTTAGAAATGGCTAAAATTTTATCTTTAGATC